ATAATTGTGTTGCATCTTTTAATCCTTCTAAAGGATCAGCCCCACCACTCGCTGCACTTGCAGGCATACAACTAAACATAATCGATGGCTCCAAAAATTCTATACACCATTCTCAATGTCCCTATATCAAAACCTATATAACGCACCACACAACCACCCTTTGATGGCTCGTCGCTTGCTTTTCTTAATGTGATGGTACCGTCTGCAGTGACGTGATTTTTAACCGTCACCTTTGTATCATCGTAAGCAAAAGTTACCGCACAAGTACCGTCAATAAAATGATCGCTGGTAAAGCCGCTTTTCATTAAATTAGGATCATCTTCTAGCGTTACTACAATAGCGTTACTACCCGTGTAAGAAATAGCCGCAAGGTGCAAGCTTTCTTGTAAGGTGTAAGAAGCTCCTATGGTGCTGTCTAGGATGCGGGGTTTTAAAGCCTCTAGGAATTTAAAATTGTCATCCAACTCTGCAAGTGTTAACTTACTTCCCTTTACTAGTCTAAGTGTTAATGCTAAACTCATTCTACGTAGTCATTTTGAACGTAGCTTGCCGCTACATAGTTGTTAAAATCATCGGTGTCCAGACCATACTGCTGCACTTTAAATCCTATAAAATGTATGGTATTATCTATTGCCATTAGCTTCTTATGGTGTTGATATCATAACTGTGATTTATGATATAGGTTTGTGTTTCTCCTGGTGGTCGCACACATTGCAATAAATAAGGCGTGTCGTTGCTTATGGTAAAGCTCTGTCCATTACCACTTACAGTGATGCCTTTATCTGCTAGGTCGCTTACCTCAGTGGTATCAAGTGCAACTCCTTCTTTAAGCGTGAGCGGTAATTCTAGGCGATCTGCTTTTCCATTTAGCCAGGCTATTTGAAATACTGCTATAAGGACATCATTTTCATCTATTGCAGTACCTGTGCTAGGTATTCCTGTACGGTCATAACCGGTCATCGTGTGTGTTGTGCCATCAAATGCCACATGAAAAACCAGTGCTGGATCTTCATTAAGATAGGTGGTATAATCAATAGCTTCTTTCATCGCTGTTTTATAAGCTGTAGGAATGTCTCCATATACCGCAAGTTGTGGCGTTGCATTTATATAGGAATTAACAACCTCAATTTGCAGCACATCACCAGCCGCAGCTGCAGCATCTAGATACACCTGGTCTATCCGTACATGATTTGTAATCGTTGCTATTTTAATATTTGCCATTATTGTTATTTATTTTGCTTTTGCGAAAGCGGGATTTCTAAATAAACCTATTCATTATAACTAGTCAATACCAGATCATCATGCAATGACTGCACAAGCGTTGTGGTGCTCATACCGGTATCAAGTTGCAAAGTCAAATCAGTGATTATAAAATTTTTAATTCCTTTAATATTAAATTGCTTTAAGGACCATGGATCTAGCAATCCAAAAACGCTGCTGTCTATTTTAACCAATACTGCAGGAGTAGTATCATGTACCATTTGAGCACGCACCTCTGCATATCTCGCTCCTTCATACTCCACTGGTGCATCTACCCTGCTCCACAATTCTCTGAATATTCTAGGCACTGGCACTGGTGGCACTAATGCATAAATAAAAAGTTGATCTTTTATAAGTGTGCCGAATACTGTTAAATACTTGAACGCGGTACCATCCACAAATTCTAGATATACATAGAACTTACTTTGATCAGTTCTAAACATTTGAAAGTTAAAGGTGCCTTGATAGTTGCTAGGATATACGGTCTTTATTTCTTCATAAGTAGTGCTGCCATTTTTAATACCATAGATGGTGTCTCCATTAGTAATAGCATCCTGCAGTGCTGTATAAGTGGCACTACTTACTTCTATATAATCAATCGCATTGTAAGGTGGCACAAAGCCATCATATAATTCTGTCTTTGCAAGTGGCTGGTACTCGGTGTAGTTTTCATTGTTAGTATCTACACTATTCAAAGTAAAGTGACTATCACTCAAGTCATTTACATTATCACCATGAGTCAGATCAATATCATATTGAGTGGTCCAGTCTATATTCCTAGTCACATCTGTAACCTGCTCCTCATCTGCAGTGTACTTGATACTCAATTGTGAGCATCCTACTGCATAGGCTTTAATATTATTTTGCGGATTCCCTAGTGCATATATGCGCACTTGTAAAAGGCCGCCTGGTGTAGGCAATTGCATTTCCTTAAGAGATAACTTGCCCACTATACGCTTAGGATCTTCTGCATCATTTACTGCAGTACCTTCATAGCTTATCTCTAATAGATATCCTTCTCTATTCACATACCCTGGTAAGTTGCTTATAATGGTCACACCATCATAAAGGATCTCATAGTTAAAATTCTGATTCCCATAGTCAGCTTCATCAACTACACCAAATGGACCAGAGTTATCTATGTAATCAAATAGGCCTACCATAGTGATATCAATATCAAGGAAGTCAGGCTCACTTTTAAGGTAGATAGGCTGCTCTAGTTCCATATAATATCCAGCATTATCTACTGGAGTAATGGAGTAATATTCTAGTGCAACAAATTCACCGCTGCTTATAATATTAGAACGCCTATCAGCTTCTGCAACACCTATTGCTGCATTGCTCCCTATATAATTCCCATAGCTTAATGGCAGTCTTCTTCTTCCTAATACTTCACGACCTACTTGCAGTCCAGCGGCACTAGTTACCCAATGCACTACAGGTGGTGGATTTTGCCACTGTGCAAGATCTTCATAAGGCTGGCTTATAATGTCCTCTGGCAGTACGTTTTCACGCTCATCCACATCCCACTCAGCTGTTACTAATTGGAATGGTGGTAATAGGCTTATTTGTGGAGTGGCCTCTAGTTGTATGGTCACAGGCTCGATAAGCATATCCACTCTACCATCTGGCTCACCAGCCGCACTGTATTTATAATAGTTGATACTAGGTGTCACGCCATCAGGTAACCTGTAGCGGTTGTGACCTGTTATGTACCATTGATCTTGATAGACAAATAGAGAGCAGCCTAGTGTCTCCAGTAGTGCATCTATTATCTTATAACAGTCATCCAGCTTATCGCTGTTGCTCTTATAAGTAGCCATATCTATATAGATCTTATTCCAGTCATCTTCTATATCTGGACTGTCATTTTTTAAGGATGGTGCAAATAGTATAGGCAGGTTTAAATTAGTTAATGCCAGGCATCTTTGCAGCACAGTGATCACACTATGCCTCTGGCTATAAAAGGCAGTAGGTAAGTATTTCCCCTTAAGCCTAGCAAGTCCATCTGTAGCCGTAAAATTTACATAGAGCAGCTTATGCTCATAAGGTTCTTCATATTGCTCAGGCAGTATAAAACCTCTCCAGATAACAAGGTCACTCTCATTAGTAAGAATCACCTCATAATTAGTCTCATTACCGGTAAACAAATGCTGGAATGCAAGATCACTTGCATCATTTACTTCCATAGAGAAATTCAACTCACTAGCCATCATGTACTGGCCGCGATCATCACTACCATTATACTTTAACTGTAGCGATCCACGCTCTGCAAACTCCTCATTAATAGGCATGCTATTCTCTTGAGAGTTGACTATGGACAGTGTTAAGGATTGAGCTGGTATCATGTGGTCCTGGTGTCTCTTTTTTCTTGACGTCTTATCACTCTGACAAGATCATTACCACGCAATACAAATTCTCCTTCTATTACAGAAGTGCCACCACCGGTATCATTAAGCATGGCTTTTAATTTAGAAAGCGGTGCAATAACTTCTGGGTTATTTTTTGCTCCAGCATATTCTCCTACCAGTGCATTCACTGGACCAGATACTATACCACCATTTGCAAATGGAGTGGCACCGCCACCTGCTCCAGAACCGATTCCAGCAACTACAGATTTTATAATTGTACCTAAAGCAATTAATGCAACACCTGCAATTATACTTGGTGTTCCCACAAATGCTGCTAAAGATTTTTGCATAGCTTCTACAGTAGTACCTAATCCTATTGCAGCTTTTCCTAATGATACCAATACGTTACCTATAACAGTACTCATTAATTGAAACAAGCCTTGTAAAAAGTTACCGCCTTGAGCAGTATTTGCTATCAACTGACCAAATCCACTTGCGAAACTCTCAACAACATTTTCCATGATAGGGGTGATTGCTTCTTGAAATTCAAAAGCTCTCTCTTTCATTCTCAATAGATCTTCGTCAAACTGATCTACTGCCTCTGGCGGTATCAATTCAACGTCTGCACCTGGTTTAAATTCTGGAGCTTGAATCTGTATTCCAGTTACATTGAATTTTTTTGCTGTAGTTTCTAAATCCTCTACTGACTGAGTAACTTCTTCAACTTTTGGAGCTACAGGCTTAAGTGATTCTACTACACCTTGATTACTGCTTATAAACTTAAGCAATTGATCTTGTAGCTTTTTAAGCTCACTAGTCTCTTTTGCAGCGTTGTCACTAATTACTTTTGCTCTTTTATCTAAAGAACCGGTTAAAAAATCCAGAGCTACTCCACTAAAAAGATCTTGTCCAGATACTACCCTATCATAAGCTCCTGTAAACACTTTGGCAAGACCACTTCCGGCACTTGCATAAGTGTCTGTAAGTGTAGGCTGGATATTATCGGCTTGCTTAAGCTGTACATCTAAAAGTCTTTTTTGTACATCCACCAGCTTTTCTTCTGCAGCTTGTACTTTTGCTTTTTGAAGTAAGGCCTGTGTGAGCTTTTTTGTGGCTGTTGTTATGTCGTTAGTAGTGGATTTTTCAATACTTAAGTTCTTAAAATAAGCAGGATATTGTTCTTGTAACTTCTTTAAAGCTGTGGAGCGTTCTTCTTTACTTACTTTTTCATTGATTGCTGTTAAAACTAACTTGTCAATAGCAACTTTTTCTTTTGCAATGTTACCAGTTGCCGCTTTTGTAATATCATTGAACTCCATTGCAGCATCTGTGTACTCTCTAAAAACACCACTGGCTGCAGCAATAGCCACACTTAATGCAGTAATCGCTATGACTGCAAGTCCTATAGGATTAGAAGCAATCACTAAGGATAAGGCCTTAAAAGCCGCTATCAGTCCAGGGATTACTGTCGTAGCTAGAAGTCCTATTGCTATTAATAAAGGACCTATAGCTGCAAGAAGTGCTGCCACAATAACAATGATTCTTTTTGTGCTATTATCCAGATCTTTAAACCTATCAACTACACCTTTGATGTAATCGATAAATGGGATTAATGCCTCAGTTATAATTTTACCAAAATCCTCAGTCAGATCTCCTATAGAATTAGACAATTGTTTGAATGGTCCTAGTCCAGCCTTTGCAGCTGCCTCTGCAGCACCACCATATTGCTTTTCTAATTCATCTAATATGATAGTCTGTGCCTCTGCAAGTCTGCCACTTTTTGTGAGTGCGCTTATTACTTTCTTTTGATCTGTACTAAACTGAATACCAGATCTAGATAATGCACTCAAGTTTGCCACAGGATCATTAAGCGCTTTACCTAATTGAATAGAAGCACTTTTTAAATCTCCATCAAGACGAGTTGCAAGATCCAGAGCAGCTAATTGCGTGCGATCAAATTGATTGCCTGCAATATTTGTGAATGTTAGTAATTGAGCAGTGACATCTTTTAGAATTTCTTCATCACCAAATAAAGAATTGCCTTGTAGTGAACTTGCTAACTTTTGAAGTTCTTCACTTGTTTTGCCAGCTGTGCCACCTGTAGATTTAAGACCAGCCTCTACTTGTGCAATGGCTTTTGCTTGCTTGTCAAATGCTATAACACTGGCTGCACCTAATGCTATGATGGGAGCTGTAAGTCCTACACTAAGATTTTTACCTACCTTAGTCATCTTCTTACCTACCTTCTCCACTTGCCTAGTGGCATTTTGCATCTGGGTAGAAAACTGCTTTAAATCAGCAGCGAATTTTACATTAATTTGTGCTAAACTGGCCATGACTTATATTGTTTTCATAGGACCTACTTTGTCCCAAAGTTTTATTGCTTCTTCATTTTGCTGCTCCAGATCTTGCTCTGGTTCCTGCTGTTTTTTTTCATCCCAAGGAAATTGGAAGATGTCGGCAAGCTTTAATTTACCGTATTTTTTTGCATCGTGGTGCGGTAAGATGCTGTACATAGCCAGCAATCTTGTTTGCTCCATTGTTGCTTTATGATTCTCGCTTTCGCGAAAGCGTACTCCTTTTAAATAGTTCAAAAACTGTCGAGGAGTGTGCTCATAAAAGAGATGCAGTGGCAAGGCTATCTCACCACATATCTCCTCTAGTTTATCCCAGGTTAGCGTTTCTTCTTTGGTGGAGCTTTCTTCACTGGAATCTTCTTTTTTTTTGCAGGCTCATTATTAGGCAGTGATGCAGCAAATTCTTGCATGATCAAAGCCATCTTATCTGGCGCGTGCATTAAGGCATTAACAACATCATCTGTTGTAAGATCCACATCACTATCTTGTGATCTGATTCCTGCAAGAGTGATCTCGCCTAGCATGTCCATCGACTCGAAGCCGAGCTTCCCATTTACGAGATCGCCCAGCTTGCCGAGACGTGAAAACACTTCTTGAAGATCATCACATTCCCAAGTCTTACCTAATATCCTTAAGGCTCCATATCCAAATGCTACTGGATAACTGCCTTCTTTAATCACTATTTTCATCGTCCCGGATTCCATAGTGATTAGGCTATTGTTGTTTTCTCAATCACTCCACTACCAGTAACTGCATAAGTAGATGTGGCATCTTCTTCATTAGGAAGTGAGATTTCTAGAGCGGTCAAGATGCACTTACCACTATACTTGAAAAGACCAGTAGTGTCTTTAGGAACAAATTCCCAATCAATCAAGGTGTCAGTGTCATCATTGTAGATTTCAAAAAGACCTGCAAAGGCTTCTGAATCTGTGACACCAGGTGGTAATTCTAGAACTCCCAACTGCTCACCACTTGCGCTCCAGGACTTGATCCCTTTTGCCACCTCAGTGCCGTTAGTGTCTTTTGTTGCACGCTCCTTGAGAGCCCTTGCCAATGATAGCGAGGAACTTGTGCTGTGAAAAATTGTTTTGCCATCGAGGGTGAACCTCGCGCTTCCGGATATAACAGACATAATTAACTTATTTTAAAATTATAATTGGTAGTCACCACGCAGCTGTCCATCTCGTTTACAAAAGAGGAATCGCTGCCAGCGAATCTAAATGTGTCTTGATTTTTTTCAAAGTACTCCTGCAGCAAATCTGCTCCTTGAGTAACTTGATCGTAATTTTTTCCAACGATATCAAAGGATATGTTATAGGCTCGCAGCCTGTCCTTTGTTGGTTTACTTAGTTGGGAAAGCGTATAATTACAAAAAGGCTGCACCGCTTTTGCATCTCCTACCAGCGGGAAAAAAGCTGTAAAGAAACCATTAACTGCTGTAGTAGCATTCATTGCTACCAGCACTCCATGTACATATTCACTATCCTGTTTAAGCATTGCTTAATTTATTTATTTGTTTTTGCAGGTATTTTGCGACTCCTTTTTCTGCATCTGCAGTTACCTGACCTCTAGTTTTTGAATAAGCTCTAGTCATAAATTGATTAGGCTTGATTCCATTCTTTGTACCACCATGTACAAATGCGGCATAAAAGCCCATATTCTTTCCCTTTACTCGAGGTCCTACATAAATGGTAGGTATGCTTTTACTTTTACCTGTTATGTTCCCTATACTTTTTCTAAGATTACCAGGATTTATAATCATTCTGGTTCTTCTACCACTTATGAGGTGCGGTTTTTTTGAAACTGGTGCCTCACTACGTGCAGCATTTACTGTGGCTTTACTTACCTGTCTTAAAACTTTAAGAATTTCATTGCGTTTTAATCGATCATTTCCCAACCTTTTTAATTGCTGGCTCAATTCTTTAAAGCCTGTTATTTCTGTCAGATTCTTACTCATAAACAGTTGCCGTTAACTTTAGAAATTTATTTCTATCCATCTCTGCCGTGTGGTACACTCTATAATTCACACCGTTATCTGTAATGGTTAACTCATTTCTTTGCGCCCATACATCTTTGCGGTATCTTATCAAGTACTCTCGAGTGTTGGTGTGCAACAGTTTTTCTTCTTGCTCCATTGTGCCACTCTTATCCATGTACTTAGCACTTACCACACCTATTTCCACCAGGACATTATTAACAGCACCAGTGCTACTAGTAGTCTCATCATTATAACTGAGTGTTATCCTGCGGTTAAATTGGCCTATAAATGTGCGTTCCATTTTTAATATTTATAAGGTCTTAATTTTATGTTTACAGATCTATCTGTGCCTGGCATAGGCTTATCTTCCCGATAGGTATCTGAATCTGAGATGAGCAATTTAACGGCTTGCTTTACATCTTTGGGCACCGTAGGCGTTCCTACTGCTGCGGTAATTACTACAGCGGCTGGCTGATCCTTTTCGATTTCTGGAAGATTTACTTTTATGGTCACATGTACGTCATGAGTTTCTTTATAAGCAAATAGTACATAATCACTTTCTGGTAAGGTTTGCTCTTGTCCCGCAGTATCTTTGTACGTTATGCTAGTAATAGAGTTGACTGGCCATACCGGTATGGTCATCTTCTTTTCAAATTTCTCATAAGAAGCTACCATTACTCTACTACCAAAAACAACTGCACACATATTCTCCACTTGATCAATAGCACTACCGCGATAATCTTCTATAAGATCATTATCAAAGTCTTGATCTGCATCTATACGCAACTGCTTTTTTGCCATTGCTATGGTGCAATAACTGTCTGCTGCTAGTGGTGTGATGGTGTAGTTCATGATGCTGGTTTTAATCTTCGTTTTTGATTCCTAGTTTCTTTTGTAGACTAGAAATTGTATCACCTTCACTGACAAGGCTTGCAAATTTTAAAACAACCAATTCATATGCTTGCTTTGTTTCCATTTCTACTTCTTGACCTACTTTATAAGGCAAGTTGAACTTGCCGCAAATTGGTTCTTCAATCTTGACTAGAGTTTTATCCTGATTGGAATAAGCTGCTTTTTTATCTTTAGCAACTTTTGCCTGCTCCTTTGATTTTGCTACTTGAGCAGCCATTGCAGTAGGAATTTTATTTTTTAACAGAACTACCTTCTTCTTGGCAGCTGCTGTAGTTGGATTTTTATTTGCCATTGTTATGGTTTTAAGTATGATTGATTGTGGTAAGGACATGCACAGTCATGAGATGTCCTTACCTAACCAACCAAATAAATATTAAACTCCAGTGATAAAGCTGTTTGCTGCAAAAGCATTAGGCTTAGGAATTGCTACACCTGCAAACATTTCTGGGATAATTCTTACAGACCCTGCACCCGCTAAGGAATAAGGATCTACAACTAAGGACATAGCCCCGAACTGACCCACAAACAACTGAGAGAAGTCTCCAAAGATTAATGGATATACATCTGTACCACCAGCATCTAATGTTGGGATCAAGTTGGTGCTTGCGTACTTATAACCTTGAAATTCTTCATTGCTATTTAACAAAAACAATCCAGAGCCGGTATCCAATTTAATGGTGCGTAAAGCTGCCTTTACTTTAGGATGCATTAACCAACCACGACTCACATCTGACACATCATCTGTATCAATCAATGCTTCTAGCTCAGCAATCAGAGCATAAGTAGCTGCAGTAGCTGCAGTAGAACTACCGGTGCTGATTCCTGTTGTGTTCAAAATACCTGTAGGCGCATTAGTACCTGGTCCATTAATGGCAGCAGAATTCAAAATTCTGGAAGCTCCTTGCATTAATAAATTTCTAATCAATTGCTCCACACCTATGGATGATTGATTTATCAAAGTGTTGGTAATCTCCACTACTGTACTGGCACGTTTTTGAACCAAACTAGGACCAACAAATTTTTGCTTTTGCTTTGCAGCTTCAGCACCTTCGGCCAACCACGCAAAATCAAAATTATTTGCATTAGGCATAGGAATACTTCCACCAGTTAATCCTGTCAATAATGTCGCTCCTAATTCTTCTAGGAACAATTTAGGCGTAAAAGGATCCTGCACACGTGGCGCTTGATTCTGTACCAACTGGCCACCATATTCCCCACTATCTAAAGTAACAGACTGCTGGTCTGCACGAGTCGCCATAGGAATAACGATCACAGCATTATCATTAGTTGTTATACCTGCAAGACGATTTTGCTCACGACCTATTTCATCCAGTTCTTTTGTAGCTCCCTCTAGTGGCGCTCCTTTTTTTGCATTACGTATAGCACCGAGGATGCTTGCACGCGCATGGATGTCTGACTTTTCTGCTTCTTCACCTTTAGGCTTTGTGCCACCAGGTACAGATACTCCTTGAGAAGATGCAGCACGAGCTTGCGCTTCTACTACTTCCTGCTCCAAATCAATAGAGCTTTGAAATGCTTCTATCTCTGTTGTGAGTGCTCTAAATTGTGTTGTTTCATCTTCTGTGAAATCACGATTTGCTGTGTTTCTTGTGTCGATGAGTGCTTTTTGTGCTGCTATCTTTGCTGCACGATCTGCTTTAAGCTGTGTTAACTTGTTCATTTTACTGATTATTTAAATTATACATATACTCAGCCTGAAACTCATCGAGCTTTGCTGTGTCTCTTTGTTGTCCAGACTGGTTGCCTGGTACGTTATTATCTTTTATTTTTGCTTTCGCGAAAGCGGTATCATTAAAATCTGCATTTCTCTTTAATGCATCTGGATTAGATCCTACTGGCGTGATGGACCATTCTAGCAAATCCATGCGCGTGAAGTAAATGTTTTCTGGATTTTCCCCTTCTTCAAAAACACCACGTCTGTACTCGTGAATGTCTGCACCGATGGATGCCATACGTAAAGTGCCGTTATCTAGCTGGCGCTTTACCTTGTCAGCAATTTCGTTTCCTTCTTCTAGATTTAAAGTGGCTACTAGATTGGTACCTTCTACACGCACCTGACTAGTGCCTATGGTTGTATCTGGATTATCTGAAAAAGAGCGATGATTGTACAGCACAACAGGGTTGCGCTGGTAACGTTCTAAATCCCATCCTGCACTTAAGAAAACGGTGCCATAAGTATCTGGGGTCTCGCTAGAAATCACAAATTCATAGGTGCGATTTGCAGGATCTGCTTCACCTGGTGCACGTAATTGTGCCGTTCTAGTTATGATATTATTTTCCATCTTTTGATTCTATTATAGCGTCTATTTGTGCTAGTGTTTGTGCATTAACCGGAGTGAGTAAATTATCATGGCCATCTATGCGTGGTAAATTTTCTAGTTTACGCACTTCATTTTGGGACATGTAACCGCTAAAAATTGCTTTGGTATAATAATCTGCACGCGACTTGATGTCTGCACGCAGAATAGCATTGTTTTGAAATCTTGTAAAGCGATCTTGTTTTTCGCTATCGGTAAAAAGCTTGCGATCACATTCACTTTCTATTTTTAATTGCCATGGCATCACACAATCTTGCTGGTGCTCGATGCCTAAATATTCCAAAGAAGAATAATTTGCATTTGCCATGTCTTTTAATTTGTGTGGTGCAATGTTTAAGAATCTTGCAACCTCTACTACACCATTTTTTATAGTGCCTAAGTACTCCAGCTCTGCAGGAGTAAGTGTGATTCTTTTATATTTCATGCCATCGTCAAGGACCGCAGTGCGGTGCTTCTTAGTAGACGTCATGTGGTCATTAAACGCATTAGATATTAATGGCTTAAGATCCTTATTTATATTTTTATCTGTTTCTAAAACTCCAGACGTAATGGCTTTATTTTCATAAGAACTCGCAGCAAACTCTTGTGCATTTATAGAGATGCCTAATGTTTGTGCCATGAAGTTTACCACAGAAATACCACGCAATCCATTATCTGAATAACCCATGACATGCAGCATGTCACTGCCTGGTATCATGTTTACAAATCCTTTAATGGAATAATAAAGCTGGTTTTCATATTTCTTAATATCAGAAACATCATAGTAATCTATATAGGCTAATTCTACTGGAGTGCCCGCATTATTGCGCACAATGTATGCAAAGCCATCGCCTTTATGAATGGCGCTTTGCACGAGCATTTTTCTAAATGTGAATGAGGTCATGAGCGGTGATGGCTCTTTACCTATGAGTCTAGCAACTGGATGGCTGCTGTCTGCTTCTACACCTTCTCCTGTGGCGCGATAAACTTTAAATGGGGTCTTTGCAATGTCGTTAGATATCTGGTCTACGGCGTTGTAATAAGCACTTACAGTAAGTGCTCTAGAAGAATTAACCTGATTTACATTGGAAATGCCGTTAGCTCTAAACAAAGAGCCGAAGAACTCACTACTAGTAATAGAAGTGGCTGCTCGGCTTTGAGATTGAAAATTAAAGGCTTGTGCTAAAATCATGTAACTCTATAAAAACTTATTATGAGTTACAAAGATGGTAGCGGTTTAATTGTTTTTTATGGTCACTTTGATCATTTGATTTATTATTGTGAATCTTTTATTTCTGGTTTATTTTTTATTAATTTTTGATGAAAAAAATATCGTTAATAACGATATACGGTTGTTATGCCACATGCCAAATATTGGCTATCACAAACTTTATTAAAAGCACGTGGCATAACAACGCATATAATTAATGGCTGGGGTTAGTGCTTTATCAAAGTTCATTGCTTATTTACTTTTTTTTCTTTTATTTTTTCTGCCAACCCTTTTTCAATAAGATTAAAAATATCATAATGCCAAGAGCAAAGAGTAATAACGTCCTTGTAAGACCAACTATATGCATCCATAAAAGTTTGCTCAAACTCATTTATCCTTTCTTCTGTCATTTGCTCTAAATTAAAGCAGTTGTCTTTAAGCAATTCGTGAAGAGGAATAAACGTTTTACCATTATGTGTAATTTCTTCTTTAAGTATGTCAAGAGGTCTTAAAATTGGTTTTGTTTCATAAAAATAACCACTCATTGTATTTCCTCTATCGTTTTTAAAAATTATCATTTCTTGAACCGATGGTGTTTCAGTCCGAATACCAATAAGGTCAACTATTTTTTTATCATATCCGCCTTGCAATACTTTAAGCTTAAAAGGAAGGTAAGGTGTTAAGTGTTCTAATTTTAATTCCATATCTATGTGTATTTGCCTATCGGCATTTGCCCTCGCTCAAAATAAAAGAAAAAAGGGTCAGTTAATAATTCAATCTTTTGGTTTATTAAGACCACTAATCATATGCGGTGTCCGTTAGCCACAATACTACCCCTGTGGTTCCTGTTGTTCTTTTACCCATTGAGTAAAGTGCAACACATAAGCAGGTTCAAATCC